TTCATATTTATCTCGGTTTTATTTTATGTTATTTTCGGTTTTAAAGGTGCCGAGAGTGGGGGGTAATTATGCCCCCACACACCTACATTTTTACTGTTTATGTTCAGTTTTAATTAAAGCTCTTGTCCAGCTTCTAATATAAATATATAGAAATTTTATTTTTTCTTAATTATAATACAAATTTACGAAATTATTTTCAAATGTACAACATATTTAACTAAAATTAACTAAAATAATTATAATTTATACACCATTCTAAATAAGCAACCCATATTGACCCAAAAAAATCCATAAAGATTTTTGGGTCATACGAATAATTTATCTAATAAACAACTTTTTTGTCAATTATTTTTAAACAACTCTTTATTATTTTATCCCGAAGAGTTATAATTATAAAAAAATAATCCTATGACATACATAAACGAAGTTACACTATTGGCCATTGACGCAAAAGAAGATAAAGATAAATTCAATATTCTTTATCAAAAAATGCTTAAGTATTTTAGAGCTTATTTTATTGCAAATTATAGGAAAAATAACTTCTCAAATTCCCACTATCAAGATGATTTGGAGAGCGAACTATACTTCCAATTAGAAGATGCCGTAGGAGCCTTTAAAATCGAAATGGGAGCCAGTTTCCAAACTTATATTAGATTCTATTTTAAGAAATTATGTGTTACTGTTTTACCCAACCTTAAAAATGGCCTAAATGAATACCAAAGAAGAAATGAACTTGTATTCTTAACAAGTAGAGATTCAATAAAACCTGGTGATGGAAATCTTTCAGCAGATGATTCTATTATTGGTGGTTTTAATTATTCACAGGTAGAAGATACAATCAACCTTGAATACAACAAAGAACTAATTGAAAAACTTTTTGATGGATTATCTGAACGTAACCGATTCATCGCAGAAAAACATTATGAAAACGAATTAACATGTGATGAGATAGCAAGATTAATTTTTAAAAATAAATTAACAAATAAATTGTTAACTCGTTCTCGTATTCAACAGATTATTAGTGATATAGAGTTAAAGGTAGAGGCAAATAAAAAAATAATTGCCAATAATTCAATAAAAAAAGTGAGAAATTAAAATTTCTACATATTTATAATTAAATAATATAACTAAAAAAAAACAACATGAAAAAAATCAACACAAAACAATCAATCCATAAATTGGAAAATGCGGCATTCACAACATATCTAAAAGATATTAATAGAATCCCCCAAATTAACTACAGTCACGAAGAAGAAATTGAAATTATAAATAGTATTAAAAATGGTGACTATTTACTACGAGAACAATTTATAAATAATAATTTACGCTATGTGGTTACGGTGGCAAAGAACTTCCAACAAAAAAATGAAGATTTATTGGACCTTATAATGGAGGGGAATTGTGGATTAATTAAAGCTTTAGATAAATTCGATGTAAACAAAGAAACCAGGTTCTTGACATATGCAACATTCTGGATTCGCCAATCAATACTAATCTATTTACACAATTACAACACCTTAATTAAAATGAACCCCCAGTTCAATAATGAACTAAAAGAAGTAAAACAAATTAAATTAAAATTGGAACAACAACTTGAAAGAGAACCTACCAATGCTGAAATTCTTGAACACATTGAAATTAGTGAAAACAAACTAAAACGTATAGAAGAATTATCCAGTTTTCAACCAACCAATTTAGATGCATATTTTGATATAGCAGATGAACCTTCAACCAAAGAAAATGAAGAAGAAATACGATGGAAAATTAAAAATGTATTAGGATTACTGACATTCAAAGAGAAATTAATATTGGAGTTATACTTCGGAATTAATTGTGACAGGAAACCTTTACAATTGATTAGTCAAGAGTTAAACTTAAGTAAAGAAAGAGTAAGGCTACTAAAACAAAGTGGCTTAAATAGAATTAAAAACATAATCGAAACTAAAAATTATTCTTTCAACTAACATAAAATTAAAAATTAAAAAACATGACAGCAACAACAAAAAACCAATTCCAACAATTACTACCAACTCGTAAAGGCGAGTTGGGTGAAGAAATCATCTACCCATTCCTAAAACAAAAAGGCTGGGGAAAATTTGTTCCAGTAGATGATATGCCACATCCATGTGATGGGTTTATATTTAAAATGCGTCCACAATTTGAATTTAGAGCCTTTGAAATTAAAACAAGGCCAAAAATGGTTTATTATGATGGTCAAGGATTAGATAATCATAAAATAGTAACATATGATAAGTTACATGCAATGGGTATTGAAATTATATTCTTTTTTATAGATGAAAATACAAGAAAAATACATGCCAGTACTTATACTAAAATGAAAGTAGAAACTACCAATATTGAAAATGGAAAATCTATAACTTATCCCAACACTACAATACTTGAAAAACAGAAAATAACGCTATATAACATACGAACTATGCATGACATAGGTGAAATATCAATTGAACAAGCAAACGAGCTTAAATCGCTTTCAAACATTAATGAAGCCTATAAGTAAACCAAATAATGTTATAATTAAAATAAAAGTTATGTATAAAAAAGAATTTAGAGGAATCCAATTAAAAGATTCTTATATCATGGAAAATGATTTGACAGATACAATGGTATTTGTTGCAATTTATCATATTAAATTATTCGGTATTAAAATTGGTACCGAAGAAGTATTAATTAAAAATTAAATAATATGTGTAGATATAAAATACGCAAGCCACGCAAGTGGAAAGATGCAAAAGAATTTGAAAAAATAGTTAACGAGTATTTTGAATCATGTTATCAAATGAGAACCGATGAAAATGGTAATCAATATGAGGTAAATATTACTCCATTGACAGTTAGAGGGTTAGCTCATTATTTAGGTGTTCATCATGATACATTATGTGAGTGGCAGATAAATCGTGATGATATTGCCGACACGATAAAAGAAGCGAAGGATATTTGTCACCAATTTATGGAAGATGAACTATTAAATAAGAATCGTCCAACCATCGGGGTATTGTTCTCCTTGAAGAACAACTGGGGATGGGTTGATAAACAAGAAGTGGAAACTAAAAATACTAATATTAATACCACATTAGATATTAATTTTGTTGGTGATGAAGATAATAATTAGTATATTTGTAATAAAAAAATTATGAATAGAAAAGAAAAATGTGAATTATTAATTAAAAGAGGGTATACTTATGACCCCCTAAGTGGAATTGTTTACGGTAAACAAAAAAAACCTATAATTAAAAAAACAGCAAATGGTTATATTAGTTTAAATATTATGTTTAAACGTAAACAATTTAACATTTCAGCTCATATTTTTGGTTATTATTTTAGTACTAATAAAGAAATTGATGGATATGAAGTTGACCATATCAATAGAAATAAATTAGATAATAGATTAGAAAATTTAAGAAGAGTAACTCATCAAGAAAATAATTTTAATAAAATTTCTAAAGGTTATCATAAAGTTGGCAATAAGTTTAGAGTTACAATTATGTTAGATTATAAATCTATACATGTTGGTTATTTTAATACTGAGATTGAAGCTGAAGAAGCATATCAACAAGCTAAAGTAAAATATCATAAATATGAAAATACCTAAAATATATAAAGAATGTTTCACATCTCAAAAAAGATACATTGTTATTAAGGGTGGTAGTGGAAGTGCAAAATCATACACTATAGCACAAAAAGTAATATCTCGTATAGTTTCTGAGGAAAATTTAAATATTCTTGTTATACGTAAAGTTGCCTCTACGATAAAAAATAGTGTTTATCAATTATTAAAAAACATAATAGTTGATGAAAATTTAAGAGAACAATTTAATTTTAATAAAAGCGATTATTCAATTACTTATATTCCAAATGGAAATAAAATAATTACAAGTGGATGTGATGATGTAGAAAAATTGAAATCAATAACAGGTATTGGTAGCGTATGGATAGAGGAAAGCACCGAGCTGGAAGAAGGTGATTTTGACCAAATAATACTACGTGTTAGGGGTAAATCAAAAAATATAAAACAATTTTATATTACTTTTAACCCCATAGATGAAAATCATTGGTTAAAAAAACGTTTCTTTGATAATGAAGATGATGATGTATTCACTTTAACAACAACTTATTTAGATAATCCATTTTTGGATGATGCTTATAAAAAACACTTAACTGAAACCCTTAAATCAAATGAAAATTTATATAAAATTTACACTTTGGGTGTTTGGGGTAGAGCAACAGTTGGTGGAGAATTATTTCATAAATTTAAATATGGGGTGCATGTTGGCAATTTTAACTACAACCCCTCAATACCATTACACATATCTCTGGATTTTAATACAGCCCCTCACTCAACTTTAATTGTTGGTCAAATAGAAGGTAAAAAACTTAATATAATAGATGAAGTTATATTGCCTCATCCAAATAATAATACTCGATATACATGCAAAGAATTTTTTAGAAAATATGGTAATCATAATGGGGGATTGTTTGTTTATGGGGACCAAACAGGTTTATCAAATGATACTCGCCAAGAAAAAGGTCATAATGATTATACAATTGTTTTGCAAGAACTAAGTAAATTAAAACCACAACTCAGATTACCTACAAAAAACCCTTCAGTTGTTATGAGTGTAAATTTTATTAATAGTATTTTTGAAAGTAATATTGAAGGAATTACAATTAATATTTCAGATAATTGTAAAAATTTAATTGAAGATTTAACTAATTTATTACAAGATAGTGATGGCGGTAAATTAATACAAAAGAAAAAAGATAAAAATACAGGTGTTACAAGTGAATTATATGGTCATGAAAGTGATACTTTACGTTATATGGTAAATATGGCATTCGCCAGAGAATATACCCAATTCCAAACAGGTTCTAAACCATTTTCTAATGTTACTTTTGGGAAGAGAGCTCCAGTTCGTTCTGGATATTAAATAAAAAAATGTTATAATTAAAAATAAAATATGAGCTACTTAGTATACAACGATTATAAACGTATTATTCAAAGTGATAATTTACAACAAATTATTAGTACTGATGATTCAGTAAGAACTGATTCAGAAGCTGCTGCACAAGAAGAAATTATTAGTTATCTAATACAAAAATTTAATACTGATGAAGAATTTAAAGCTACTGAAGTATTTTCTATGGCAGCAACCTATAATGCTGGCCAAACAATACAATTAAATGGAACTCCATATAATGCGTTAACACAATATGCTACCAATGATATTATAGTATTTTCTGGTGATGTATATTATACCTCTGGTTCAACAATTGGAAATTCCCCTACGTCAACTGGTTCTACATGGAATAAGTTGGGGGTTCAATATGCATTATATAATGCTATTTATACTGAAGAACTTTATACATATGGAAAAACCTACCTTGTTGGAAACAAAGTATATTGGAAAAATAAAATCTATACTTGTCAAAATCAAAATTCAACTGTTACTCCAGATGATGCAGCTTATGGTATGCAATATTGGGGTGCTGGAGTTTCATATTCAATTCCTGTTGGTACCGTTGTTACAGATGCATTATTTTATGCGTTAGGTGACGCAAGAAGCCAGCAAATGGTGCAAACTATGATTGATGTTACACTTTATCATATACACTCAAGAATTGCCCCTAAGAATATCCCAGATTTGAGAGTTAAACGTTATGATGATGCAAAGAAATGGTTAAAGATGTGTTACATGGGTGATGTAACTCCAAATTTATTGGTTAAAACACCAAGAAGTGGTGGTAGAATAAGAATTGGTTCTCAATTAAAAAATAAAAACAGTTACTAATATGAATATAAATTTCAAATGGTGGGGAAATAGCAGAAATGCTGCCCCTAAATCAAATAAAAAAGCTGATATAAACCAATATATCAACAAAAATCATTCTAATCGTATTAAACAAGATATTGGTAAATGGAGAGAAGCTATTGAAGAAATGGAAAACTCTTATTATAAACATCGTGTTAAGGTTCAAGGTATTTATAAAGATACTGTATTAAATGGCCATGTACGTGCTTGTATTAATAAAAGAAAAAACATAACTCTTTTACAAGAGTTTGCCTTTGTGGATAAAAATGGTAATCCTATTGAAAAGATTACTAACGATATTTTCAAGAAGAAATGGTTCGCTGATACTATAAATTATATTTTAGATGGCCAGTTATATGGTTATTCTTTGGTTAATTGGACAGAGTTACAAAATGGCCTACCAGCAAATGTACAAATTATAAATAGAGAATTTATAAACCCAGATGCTTGCATTGTTGGAACATTCCCCTACGCTACCTCTGGATTAGAATTAAATGATAAAAGTATTTATAGCTGGAGTTTATATTCTAAAACTAATTCCGAACATGGCATTAGCCAATGTGGTTATGGCCTTTTATACGAAGTAGCATTTTATGAAATTCTTTTAAGAAACCTTATGGGTTACAACGCTGATTTCGTAGAAAAATTTGGACAACCAGTAATTATGGTAGATACTATGAAAACTGATGAAGATGAAAGGGGTTATTTGGAGGATATGATTTCAACTTTGGGTTCTTCTGGTTATATGATTAAAGATGCACAAGATGTTGTTACTTATTTAGAATATAGCAAAGCAGATAAAGGTTATGAGGCATATGCCAACTTAGAAAAAAGATGTGAAGAAAAAATATCTAAAGTTCTTTTAGGCCACGCTGATGCATTGGATTCAACACCAGGTAAATTAGGTACACAAGGTGAGTTATCCCCATCTCAAATCGCTTTAAATGAAATACAAACAATAGATTCTAATTATCTTGAATACTATGTAAATGATTATTTAATTCCTAAATTAAAATCATTGGGTATTATGATTCCAGATGGTAGATTTATCTTTTTAAATAATACTGAAAAAGAATTACAAGAAGAAAAAGAAATTAAAACTACAACTGCTATTGCTCAGTATGTAAAAACTTTAAGTGAAGCTGGAGTGTCAGTTGATATTCAATGGTTATCAACAAAATTAGATATTCCCCTAAATTCATTAACACCAGAAGTTGCACCAATAACACCAAATACTGGTAAAATAGAAAATGATGTAAAAAATCCTTATTTAAACCAACATGCGTTTAGAATATTGGAACCTACAAAATTTGTTAAAACAAGTTATAAGAGAAAGAACATAGCACCAGGTATTGATATTATTATCGCAAACCTAATAGGTGAAAATACTCTTACAACACAAGCGTATAGGTTTAACAAAGATAAATATACTTTTGCCCAAGCTAAAAAATGGATGAAAGAACATAAAATAGATTATTTAACAGCAGAAAAAGCCAGTGCGTAAATTTGATTTAGATATTATACAAACCCAATTCCCCCTTACAGTAAAAGAAATTTTAATTAAGATGGGGATTTTGGCATTGGATAGTGTTAAGGATAATTTCTCAAATGAAAGTTTTGGTGATAAGAAGTGGGCGGTGAGAAAGAGTTTTAAATATGAGCATCCGATATTGGATAAAACTAATAGGTTAAAAAACTCTTTCTCTGTTAAAAATCAAAGTTTAAATTCAATAACAGTTGGTACTGATGTTGAGTATGCAGATTATCATGATACTGGAACTGATAAAATGGCCCAAAGAGAATTAATTGGTACCACAGATATGTTGGATGCAAAGATAATGGCCATGATAGATTTTGAAATGCAAAAACTTTTCTTATAAATAAGTTATAATTAAATAAAAAATACAATGGGTTTAAAACAATTATATTCTGATATTAAAACTGAGTTATCATCTATATTAAATGATGCTGGTGAGCCCCTATTTAAATATATTGGAATATGGAATAATCAAATTAGAAGTATTAAGGGTGATACAAATGATTGGATAGGTATTACATACCCAGCAATTTTTCCCGAAATAATTATAACTGATATAGAACAACAAGGGTGCAAACACCAATTGTGGAACGTTAATATAAACTTTCATATAGTTGATGATTTTTATAATAATATTGAAGGGGGATTTGAGGAAAATACTCAGATATTCGATACAAATGATAAATTGTGGGAGCATATGCAAACAATAAAGATACCAATGTGTGCTTTATTAGTAGGAAATGCCCAAGGCCAAGATTTTGACCACACGAATGTTTATCATTATATTCAACAGTTCAAAACAAACTATGAATATGTATTCCCAGATACAACAATTTCAACAACTGGATTAACAATAACTTTATCGGCAACAACAACAATTTAAAATATAAACAATGGCACGTACAATCGCAGAAATACAGAATAGCATTATAGCATCTAAAGATAGCTATGCAAATTTAAGTGGATTAAATTCACCATCTCAAACAAGTAAATGGAGATTATTTACATACATAGTTGCGGTGGCAATATCATTCTTAGAACAAATCATTGATATATTCAAGGTAGAAATTGAAACTAAATTAGTAAATAAAGTTTCTGGTACAGCACAATGGATTAAAAACAATTTATTTTTATTCCAATACGATGCTACAACCCCTCAGATAGTTCAAATTGATGCTGATTATAAAATATCCTACCCAGTATTTAATGAATCATTACAAATCATCTCACAGGTAGCATTAGAGGTATTAGATAATAACCTTATACAAATTAAAGTAGCTAAAGAAACACCCCCAGTTCCACTTACAACTATAGAAAAAACAGCAGTAGAAGGTTATCTTGATGAAATCATGCCAGCTGGAATACAAACAACTGTTATAAGTGAAATTAGTGATAAAATTGTTATTAAAGCTAATGTATATTACAATGGTATGTATAGTTCAATTATACAAACAAATGTTGAGGGTGCTATTAATAATTATTTAGAAAACCTACCATTCGGTGGTAAATTCGTTGTGTCAGAATTACAAGATAAAATAATGGGTGTTGCTGGTGTTAAGGATGTTGATTTAGATAGAATACAAGCAAGAAGAGATTATCAAACGTTTGTATATGGGGGAAATTATCAAATATATAGATTAGAAGGTTCTACCGCTGACGTTAACAATAGATTTTATAACACATATGCTGGATACGTTGTTCCAGAGGTTACAAGTGGTTATACACTTACAGATTTAATAACATACACTGCATCTTAATTAATACGAAATGAGTATATATAGTATAGATTACAAAAGTGTGGTGGATAATATTTTGCCACCACAATATAGGGTAGATAAAATGAAGAATTGGTTATATTCTTTAGTTCAACCTATTCAATGGTTAAGGGATAAATTCTTCGATAATTATGTATTAAGTCCAACATATATTTACACTGATTTTATTACTAATACTGTTGTTGCCGATGCGTTTACTTTAATTAGATTTCCAGATAATTCAGTTTGGGAAACTCAAATAGATAATGTTGATGTAACAATTTACAACCCCCTAATTGGAGAATTAACAATGTTAGATGGAACTCTTGTTTGGATTAAAGTATTAAGTGATTTTATTGGTTTAAATGAAAGGGCAGAATTTAATAATCAAAAATTAGAATTTGAATATCTTTTAAATCGTTATTTCAATCATCTTACAAGCACAACTCATATGGTTAATGATATTTATATTGGAACCAATGATACTGCACATAACATGATGATGATAGCGGAATTGGATGAAGATTCAATGCAAATATCCGAAACTGATGATGGAAGTTTATTCTGGATTTCTGAGGGAGATAATGAAAATCAAAATTATAACTTTACAATATATATCCCAACTTTTATTGCAACTGAAATGGGGGTAGATTATGAAACAAAAATTAGAGCGATAGCTGATAAATATAACTTTTTATCTTTGTACTATAACGTAA